TATAAAAGCACGTAATCCACCCCCAAAGGTTGGATTTAAGGGACGTTCTCCGGGGTTGGTTAAGAAAAAATTAATTAGATTATTCTTAATAGCATCTCTAGTTTGGTAATTAGAGATAAAAACAGAAGATCCATTTAAAGGAAGATTAACCCCAACAGCAGCACTGTTATTTAAATCAATTGGGTATATTTGTTGGGGATCAAATGCCATTATTTACTATTTAAAAGTCCCATAATTTGGTCCATTCCCACTTCACCTAAACCTAAATTACCATTTACTGGGTCACTTGATTGGGGTCTAAAGGGTTGTTGGATATCATTAGATGTGAAACTTAAAGCTGTTTCTCCTAATACATCTTTATATTTTTGTCTCATATCCATAGTTGGTTGAGTAAAAGATGGTTTTGGAGTTTCAATAGGTTGAATGGATTCTCTAACTACTTGTTTTGGTGCTTTAACTGCTTCAAGTAAAATTTCTTTCAATTCCTCCTGTATTGCTTCTCTTACGGCTTCTTTAATAATTTTTTTAAAATCTGTACTTTTCATATGATTATAAATATAGGGTTAGTCTGCTTTTAAATTATTTTGTTGTATATAAAATACAAGTTCATCTATCAATATCTGATCAACTGAGCTAAAAGACCATTCTCCTTGTAATATAACAACACCACTTTTATTTGTTGCAGTAGCACGTCTGCGTTTTAGTAGTTTATCAGTAGTTTCAGTTTCAACACCCATTGTAAAGCCATTTACTATAGTAAGTACTGGGGTATTTTGGGCTTGTTGTCTAGTTAAGGAAGTTAGTTCACCTGAAAGTTGTTCTTGGGCTGAATTAGGGGAGCAATGTTGAACTAAACTATCAAGCAAATTAAGGTATTGAACAGCTTGAGTTAATACTTGTCTTAAAATAACTAATACTGCGAGTAATCCTACATTAGTAGTTTTTAAAGATGTAATAATTTTTCCTATTTTATCTTTACCATCCTGAACAGCTAAGATAACATTAACAGGGAGGCCTATCCCTGGAGGGACAGATGATGGTATAGGAAGATTTTTTAAAATATTAAATGCTATTTCTAAAGAAGTTATTACACCTCCTGTTATACCTAATGCTTTAGTAGTATTATCTATTATTTTAAGTGCATTATTTAATTGTTTAACTATTTTATTTTTACGAGATATTATCCTGCTTAATTCATCTGGGGTAGGGCATTTGATTTGGTTTTTAATATCTTCAGCTTTAGTTTTACCACTTTCTATTAATTTAGATGCTTTAGTTATACCAAATTTAGCTATTAAAGTTAACACTAATGGAATTAATGTTGTTTTAATTGTGTTTATAAGATTAGTTAACTTTGTTTGAGCAAAATATTTAAAATCTTTTTTTGAAGCAGAAATTTCTTCTATTTGTTTAGCATCTAGTTGTGAAGATTTAATTTTATCTAATTCTAAACCATCTTGGAGAGGATTTAATTGAATAACCCCTAAATCTTCTTTTGCAGTACCATCTCCTTTATAAGGAATTTTTTCTATAGATTCATATCCAGGAGCAGAAATTATTAATTTAGGTAATTCCCCACTAGTATCAATAGATGATGTTAATGAAATTGATAAATTTTTGCTCATTTTTAATCAGTTTTGACTCCTTTAATAGGTTCACCTGTTCTTGAATCTACTACGGTTGCGTTTGCCGTGACATTCGATGGTCTAGGAGGGGAACCATATTTAGGGTAAGTATTATCTATTAATGTAAACATATAATCACCATATTTACCTCTTTGTTTTTTAGGTATTTTAGCAGTACCACTACCTTTTAAAAATGTTAATATTATTGGTTTTTTAATAACAACAGCCTCTCCATCACTATCTGTTACAAAATATTGTACTGTATATCCAGTCCATTGATTTTTAGAATCAAAAATAAAGAAAAATCCAGTGCCTGTTGATCTTAACTCATATACTCCATCTGGGAGGGAAAGAGTATCTTCTTCAAATGAAGATGGGAGTAACATATCATATAAGTAAGGTCCTACGAAGTTTCTTCTTCGTTGGTCTATATCTCTTGTTTGTAAAGGAGCCCATACTGGGGATTTATATTGAGCACTTGAATATGGGTCTATTGTAGTAGGATCTTTAGCCATGTTATATAGTTTTTACAAAATTTGATTTTAATTTATCAACTTGTTGAAGAATTGTATTTAAATTAGATACTGCTATATTAGAAACAGGTCCTACAACGGGGTCTGGTGATGGTACTCCACCTGGGAATATTTGGGAAGTTTTTAGAGCAGTAGAAATATTAATTAATTCAGTAATAACTCTTTTTAAAATTTCTACAGTATCATCTCCTTTTAAAACTGATTGATCAGCGGTTTTAGATCCTAGTCTAATATCATTTCCTGCTAAATATATTTGTTTAGATTCAATGTTGATACTACTATTAGATGATAAACCAACAGACTTTTGTCCACTAATTAAAACACTATCAGATTTCGCGTTTAAAATTATCCTATCCGAATGTAATATTATTTGAGGTAAAATAAAAGATGATGGAGTAATTGGAGGTGTTTGATATGAAGAAAAATTTTCATTTGCTAAACCAAACGGAATTCTTTGTGTAGATGTTAACCATATTGAGGATAAATCATTTCTTATATTTTCTGTAATTGGGATCCATCCTTCACTTGAAACATTTGATGGTTGACCATTTCTTAAAATAGTAATTGGATCTCCATTTTCTCCAGATTTAGACCAATTATTAGCATATTGACTTTTAGATTTAGCTGTGTTTCCAAATCTTAAACTATTTCCGAATCTACCTTCATATATAATATCCCCAGCAAAAGGCATTAATGGGTGAATATTACTTTTTTCTACAAATGTATCTTGGCTAGGATTAATCGAAGAATTTAAATTAATTTCAGTGAGTTGATCATCTGTTACATTAACCGCTCCCATTTCTACTTGAGTATAATCTACCTTTTGCGAAGATGGACTAGGATTAATTAATGGTGAAGGAAATGGATTTGAATTGGGTGATAATGTTCCATATAAAGATAAAGGTGGATCATATACCCATTGTCCTCCTTTAGAATTAGGACCAATTATTTGATAAACATAAACATATTCATTTATTAATGGTAAATTCTTTTTATCTGGGGATGCTGGGGTTGCTGTGTAAACTTTGGTTTTAATTACTGATTTAGGGGAAATTGATTCTCCAGTGATTTTCCCAATTTGATTTAACCCTGCATTCGGATTATATAAAGGGTGATTTTCATCTAAAATAATATCTGTTACTCTAACTAAAGTTTTTCCTCCTTGAGTAGAAGGTAAACTCGGAGTAGAAGGTTTATTACCTAATACTCTATTAGTCATAGCACCAAAACCGAACTTTCCGTATGACATTAATCTTTAGAATTAAATTTTTTAACTTCTTGTAATAATTGAGATTTTTCTTCTTCAGTCATACCAAATCCTTCTTCACTTGATTTTCCAGTAGCAATTGCTCGTTGAGCAATAGTAGCCATTTTAATCAATTGTTCATCATTTTTGATACCTAACTCCATATATTCCTTAATTAAAGGAACTATTAATGTAGCATCTCCAATATCTGAAATAAGAGGTTTTAGTTCGCCTATTAAAGCATTTATTTGGGCTTCTTTTTTCTTTGAATTGTCATAAATCTCCTTTAATAAATCGGAGAATTTTTTCTTACCCCAAATATTTTCTTCTAAATTACTCATAGTATTTTGGGTATAAATATGAAAAATTATAAGGATTGAAATTTGATATATCCCTGATCTAAATAAAATAAATAATTTTTCTTGAATATATCATATAGTAAATTTGCTATTTTTGTAATTTTAGGAGTTTTTACATCTGGGATCATTTCATGGATATAGATGTAAAGGGCTTTTTTATTAAAAATATCAATTTGGTCTCTTTTTCTAAATAATTCCAAAACAGCATCTGCAATTTTTGCATCAGTTTCTTTTGGGAAAAAACTATATATGTTTTCTGTTACATATACAGTATATTGATCTATAAATAAAGATAATTTATCTTTTTGAGGTGAAGAAGTCTCTAAAGTATATGAATGAGAATCATCTTGTTCTAATTCAATAACAGATACCTTTTTGATTTTACTTTTATAATTTTTATCATTATATAAAATACACCAACGTTTAACTATAGTACCAAAATAAGAATATGCTTTAGCCCCATTATCTGGGTTGAATAGGTGAATTTTAGATAAAAGGAAAACTATAATTTCATGTTGTAAATGTTCTAAATCTTCTACTTCAGTATGATAAAATTTAAAAGTATGAATTATATTTTGAGTTAATTTAAAAAATGCATAGTGAATTTTTTCTTCATATATTTTACTTCTCAAAACAGGATCTTTAGTATTATTGTATAACACAATAGCATCCTCAGTTTCTTGAGTGAAATAATTTTTGCTTTTAGGTTTACGAGTCTTTTTAATTGTATTTTCTAACATTGAATTCATTTAATATTTCTTGGATTTGTTGTATGCCCTTAAAAATAGAACCTACTTCATCATCAGATTTAAAAGCCCCTGTATTGTCTAATTGCTTAAGTTTTTTATCTGAAATTTCAATTACACGGGATAGTCTGTCTAAATATTCAACATATCCAACTACTATATCTTCTGCTTTTTCATTTTTCTTGAGAAGATTAAAAGTCGTGAATCCTAGAATCACGACTAAAACTGCTAATACACAGCAAACAATTGTTAAAACTATCATATACTATCTAATAAATTTTTCAAACCATCACTTTTAAACGAACCTAGTGCTTTCTCTTTTGTTGAGGTTTTTTTGGACATGTTGGGTTTATTCCCTAATGTAAAATTTTCTTTTTTAATATCCACGGACTTTTTACCTTCCTTTAATTTAGGTAACCATTCCCGTTCAAACTCAATTCGTGCTGCCATTAAATCTGCCTGATGTAAAATAAAAGGTAAAGATGTTCTTGGTTTTTGTTCTGGCATAAATGACATAAGGTATTTTTTATTTCCTTCATCATATAAACCATCATGTGTTTGAATAGCAACCATTTCATTAAACGTATACTGAATACCATGGGATTGAAGCATAAATAAACCTCTATCAGGAACGGATGAAAATGGAACTTTAGTATTAAACATATAATCTTCTCCTAATTTATCTTTTCTCCATTGATCTGTTTGGGGAATATATGAATCTTCATCTTCAGATCCCATTTTACCTAAATCATGATTTAAAGCTGAAAATATTAATTCTTCAGTAGTAAAAGTAGACATATCTGCTCCTTCATCTTCCCACAATTCAGCTTGCTTAATAGCACATCGAATAACGCGTAGAACATGTTCTACATATCCTCCAGGGAAAGCATTATGGTATTCTTTTTTATGCGCGGCAGGCATTAACATTAAACGATCAGCATATTGTTCGTAAAATTCTCGAAGTTTTTCTTTACGTGGGGATGGAATATATTCATTAATATACCCTATTAATTCATTCCAATTTTCTTGGATTTG